CGCATCATTATCTAATTGCTGTCTTAGTGTTCCCAAGATTGTTGCTGTAACTGTTGTTGCATTTGTAAAGCCAGTAATTAATGCCTCGGCATCACCAATCTTTAGATACACACCAACATGACCTGATACAAAGTAATCGGCTGATGTTGTCAATGTTGCACCACTACCACTTGTTGCATTAGATGATAATGTTACACCTAGATTCTGAAATGGATAATACGGCTGAAACACATGCTCACTATCAACTGATGTCTCAAATGCAAAGGTTTCAACTGTAAACGTTGTTAAGCCAGTACGTATTATCTTACGAGGTGCAACTGTCTGATGACAAATAAACATTATATCGCCCTGCTGTGCAAAGGTAAATTCTTCTAGGTATGGTGCTGACGTTGTGTTCACAAGCCATGTCTGAGATGTAAGAGATTGTATTGATGATATGTTTCCATTTGTAGGACTTATCTGGAATATCTCAATGCGTGTATTACTAAAGGCTATTATATATTGTTCATCATCTGAAAATATAAAGGGTTCTATTCTAACTGTTTGCCTAAGATCAGATGAGTATGCAGGAGCCGAGGCAAAGTTATGCCAACGTTTTGTTCCCGGTCGTTTGGTTACACCTCCCTCACCACGTATAAAAAAGTTACGTACTTTCTCTGCTGAGTTCTTGTAGATGGGTGAATCCGTTCTTGAGGTTAATGACGGACTAACTTCACCAAACTGAAAGCTGTTTTGTGGTATCCTTACTCTTGCCATTAACTACGCCTATTCGTTGTAAACCTCGTGGTTGACAGTGATCGTGATGTTTGTTGCTGACTGTCTAGGTTTCTAGCTTTTGCCATTAATCGCTCTGCCTTAACTTCCATCATCTCCATTAACTTATCGTCTCGTGCTATTGATGAAGCAAAGACTGATGCCAATGAATACTGCACAGCCAGTGCAAAGTAAGAAGGGAAGTCAACTTCAGATGCTCTGTATGTATAATCAGCAATCAACACATCATTGGTTGTTGAATCTGAAAATACTTTATCGCCATACACTGTATAGTTTATGCGATTGTCGTTTATAGTTACTGTGTGTAACATAATTAAATCACTGGGTAGTTGATGTGCTATATCAAATCTACCTGTTGGTGTTTCTGTTAATTGATTTAATGTTGCCTGCTCTGTAGCAAATCGCCACCTAGCTACACATAAAGATGACCTAACGACATCCTCATACATGTTGGATGCAACCAAGGCTTCTGTTGAACTACTTTCAAAAGAAGTAATTGGTTCTGCACCAATAAGCACTAAGGCTCTTGATGCAATATCCAACGCTGAATTAGATGCCGTTGAAGTCATATAATTTTAATCGCCGTCTGTTTCTGCAACTGCAGTACCATCTGAAACATCTACAGTAGTACCGTTGTTTGATAAGACAGTTACAAAGTTTGTTGTTGGTGTATTCGTATCTTGTACAATTACTAAGTCACGAACATTTAACATATTTACAGCTTCACCAGTAAAATACCCTGCAGAGTTAACCGCAGCAATCGCATCTGTAGTTTGATAAATCCATAAACATACTCCACTAGCACCACCGATTTTGTGAAGACCACTTGAACTATAAGCCATTAGACCCTCCTATTAATTGTTATCAAGAAGTTCATAAATGCCATTGTCGTCTATAACGACAGCACCCATGGACATCATTGATGTTGCTAAGTGTGAAACTTTCTCAGGCACATAGTTTAACTCTGTCGTTACACTTGCACCAATACCTAGACCAATCGCACTTGTGTGATAAGCCATGTTCTTGCCTGCAGTAACAGCCGTAGTTGAAAATATGTTAAAGCCAAGGAAGTTCTTCATTGTCATGCCACCTGCATATGGAAGACTTTGATCGCCTACATAATCAGATGATGCAAATTCATTTATTAAAAACAAATCAGCAAAACCTTTAGGATGCATAGCAATATATCTCTGTCCATCTTCAGGTAAGTTTGCAGAACCAAATGTCTCAAATGTAGAAAGCAAATCAGCTTTTTCTACAGCACTACTTGTGTCATGTATTTGAGATGAGTTAGCACCTGCATCCATAGCAGTGATAAGAATTTCATCAGTCTTTCTTCCTAAAGCAGCCGCCGCAGATGTTGCAATAGCCTGACGCTCATCAATATTTGTTTTGAGTTCGTCTAGCTTGTCAATATATTCGGCAGCATAGAAGTCAGCTAATGTAGCTTCCACTGTGGTATGTGCTAATTCCATTGGAGTTACCATACCATTTCTTGATTTAGTTGAAGCAGTACCAGTACCGATTTTCTGAAAGCGTACAACGCTTCCTGCAACATTACTTACATTACGGACTGTGTTCATTAACTTAGAACCCATTCTTTGATATGCAAGATGTACCTCGGACTCGAACTGCTTGATGAAGGCTGTGTCTATTGTGTTAGCCATCAGTAGTCCTTTCCCTGTCACTTGACAGTTTAGTTGTTAAGGTTGCCTCGATTATCTGCTCTTTGCTTCATCCAGTTATCCGTAAGGGCTGTCAGCTTATTACAGGTCGTGTATATTCATTTGGTGGCATGAATTCTATTTCTTGACAACGCACAAATCGTAAGACCTTGTACCCATTTAAATCTAACGCTCGTGGCATAATCATAAAGTCAAGATAGCCTAGCCATGTTAATGTCTTGTAATGTTCTACAGGACATACATTCTGCAATAATAAATACTGATTTTGGAAGTAATCAACTATAGGTCTTGACCATTTAAGGAATGTCTTTGGATATTTATCTACGTCTGCAGAACACAGCATCCATATAGAACCAACTAGATCATGTTGTTTAACCACACCGAACATCATAACAGGTTTATTATAAAGCAATGCTGTGTAGGTTTCAGCACTGTCATCTTTCAATGGCTCCATCAACGCACGCCATGGTGTCACGCCTGCAATCAAACACTCACGATTATCTGTGTTTCTTAGTTCATGTTGTAGAAATTCAGCGTGACTAGGTTTGGCTTTGACTATATCAGCTTCGCCGTATTTACCTACTCCCTGAAAGACGTTGCCAGTCACTATTCACCTCCTGAATAAATGCATTATCACGTCTGCCCTGTTGCCAGTAACGAGGGTCTTTCATCTTGGCTTCTATGTCAGCTTGAGTTAACTGACCTGCTACAGTTGTTTGCGAAACATTAGATGATTTAGTTTGTTCTATTATGTGTTCCAAGGCTTTGATACCTGCAGATGATGAACCTAGTTCAGCCACAGCCTCCTGCATTTTTTGATCAGGAAAGAACTTATTCATCCATAACTGTACAGCTTCTACTCTTGCTCCTGCATTATCGCCCAAGTCTTTCTTAACAGATTCAAGATCAGGTTGCTTAACCATAACAGCGTCAGCATATTTTTGTATGCCCTCTGCAAATTCATCTTGGCTTAATCCGTTTTCCCATGAATAGTTAGACCACCAGTCAAGGAGTTGATTGTCTACAGCTTCACCCTCATCTAAAACCTCAGGTAATACATACTCACCTACAGATGCAGGTCTGTCAGCAAAGGCTTCTGTTTCCATCTCACTCATAAGTTTAGTGCGTAACTCTTCCTCGCCTTTACCTAACTTGCTTTCTAACTCACCATAGGCTTTAGCCATATCGGCAGGGTCAGCAAATTTCTCAGGCAACCATTCAGGTCGTGCTTCGGCTACTGGGGTTTCGGTTACTGGTGCTTCACTCTGTTGTTCTACTTGTTCTTCCATTGTTTATCCTCTCTGCATGTTGAACACGTTTGGCTATCAAAGCCACTAAGTACCTCTGTCCTTCAAGATGCCTTAACTCTTCAGCCGATATGTTGGCTCCTGTTATAGCTTCTATTGTTATGGACTTGAGATATTGCATTGTAGCCAGTCCACTTGGAGAATTGAATGTACTGGCTAAATCTAGGGAAATCTTTTCATCTTCTACTTTGGAGCGAGGGTATCCATCAACCCCCAAGTGATTGGATGCTTGGGTTGCCATTCGGGTCTATTCCTGTTTGTTGTTGCATCTGTTGTGCCATCTGTACCATCTGCTGTCGTTCACCTACGTCACGTATTAAATGATCTGGCACACCAAATTTCTTGGCTAGATAGATTGCCGTCTCTTCGGAGGATACAAGGAGATTAATAACCTCGGGTCCGAAACGACCTGAGACCATCTCAAGGAACCTATCTAGGGAAACAATATCCTGATTGGACTGTGCCTGTGCCAGTGGAGAAACACTCTTTACCTTTACTTCTCTTCCATTAACAGTCGGTATTTCTATCCTGCCCTGTTTGGTAAGTAGGTAAACCACACGCTGAAGTACAGGTTGAACCATCTCAGCTTGCAGTCTGCCAAATGCAGAACCAATCTTACGAGATAAATCAGCCATACGTTCTGCTACTTCTGTAGCTGATGCAGGTGTTTTATTAGGATCGCCAAGCATATCATTATACAATGCACGCTTGATATTATTACGCATGTCATTCAGAACCAAGTTAGCCACATCAAAATTACCTGCTGCCCTTATTGGTTGTAGTCCTTGTGAGTTCGGTGCTTTAGGTATTACAGTTCCCGGCACTAAGTTAATTGTATCTACATTGATAACGCCATCATCATCCATCTGATAGATACCTGATATAGCCATCTGTGCATTCTCTAATACCAACTCTATTGTAAGATTAGCTGACTTGATTGCACTTAATGCATTAACTGCAGGACCTCTTCCATAGATTTCACCTGAGGCTTTGCTCCATCTAAATGCTATGAATGGATTAGAACCCACGCCACTATACTCTTCTTGGAGTATCATTTCTTTATTACCGCACTCTATAACCATATAAAGATAGCGTTCTTCATTTGGCTTATCGTATAGCTTGCATGATACCTCTAGGATTTTACACTTGCTTTCAGGATAGTTTGTTATCTTATCTAATGTCTTGGCAGTAAATGATCCGTTGCGATAAGCAACAGGTAAGTCCTGATACTTTAACTCTCGCTCTCTGTATACATGATCAACTCTACCATCAGGTCCAGTATCAAGAACCACATGAGGTAAAGGTATGGAATGAAAGCGTATTGGATTAACAGCATCACCCTCGGTAACAGCAAGCACGGCTGTTCCTAAAGCAAGGTCAATAAAACATTCATGTATCTCTTGTGCAAAGTTAGATGTCTGTATGACTTCAAATATATATTCAGTGACTTCATCTAGCTTGTTATTAATTTCATCAGCTTCTTCATCAGGCACTTCACTACCTGCAACAAAGTCAGCCCATCTAGCAAAGTTGGGAACTAAGCCTGACTGCAAACGAGATGCAAATTCCTGCACGCCAACAACTGCAGTCTCATCAAATATCTTATCATCACGTCTTTGACCGGGGGTGTAGTTTTTAAAACCCTGACGTTGTGGCAAACAGTACTCAAAGATTTCATCATAGAGTTCTTCAAACTCACGTCTTATAGACTTGGCTTTTTCATACTTAGCCATATAGCTCTGAGCCATATCATGCATTATGAATACCTATTATAAAAACCTATACCGCCACCAGAACCAGTTAAAAGAGATCGCCTGCCAGTACCTTTTCTTTTCTTTGATACTGTTTCTTCCAAAGCATCTTGCTTCAACTCTACAGTTTTAACCTGTTCTTTTTCTTTTTCTGCTTCACGTTCCATTTCCACTTCGGGATCAGGTTTTGGTGGACTAGGTCGACTACCTCCAAGGCACATATAAAACTCCTTTTCTTTTACGCATAACCATGATTAACAAAACACACAACGCACAAACGTTACATTCTCGCCCATAGTCCTTGACGTCTTTGTTGTTTAGGTTGCCTGTTAAATACATCATAATCAGTACGGGCATTGAATGCCTTGACTGTTTTAAACTGACCCATCACTTGTCTGCCCTCACCTGATCCAAGCATTAGATATTGTAATGCATCATGGATATGTGAGAATCTATCTTTGGCAGGCTTGTCCTCGTAGCGTTC